AAAATCCAAGTAACCTTCCACCCCAACCAGAACTCATATCCCATATCACACCATCACCACCAAACTTCTCGTAGATGAGTTTGGCTGCACTTGGTCTGAAATTACTTACTCCTTGTGAACCTTGATATAATTTTAAACTTTGTCTAAAACGATTTTCTGTAAATTTGTTATTGCCGTGTTTTTCTTCATACTTCCAAGTTTTTCTAATTATTGTTTTGAGTAAATCATCATCATTAAAATATCCAATAGGTGGCATTTTAGAATTACCACATTGAACATCTACCCAATGTGGAAAATAATTCCAAGCCAATCTTAATCCATGCATAGTTTGTTGTATTTGATTACCAATAAAAATACTATCCGTATCAAATTTTCTCAATGAATTTATATGTGAATTTTTTTCTTCTTCTCGTACTGTATAATGTGGAAATCCTTTTTCTCTATAGTATTTGAAAATCCATTCAATACCATCCTCTATATCAATAGAACTTATATTGTTTGTAACTCTGTGATAATTTAATTCTAAATCATCTATATCTACAAAATTCTGTAATACTTCATAATCTACACCCATTAGTATATTTTTTCTTCGCCATACAGTCCAGTTCTTAAATTTTCTTCAATTTCTAATTGTCTTTTCTTTTTATACCGTTCTCTGGCCACTTTTTGTAATTTTTCCTTATTACGCTCATAGTGTTCCATTTGCCAACGCTTCTGTGCATCGTGCTGTTCGTCTGGTGTAAAATATTTACGCTTTCTTCCCATGACTCATCCTTGCGTATCTATTCAATTGTGTAAAATTCTGTGCCAACCATCCTTGTAAATTTGGTAAAGATGTAAACAACTTATCTTCATAAAACATCGTCTCAAATTTATATTTCACCAATTCAGTAATTGGTTTTTCTATTCCTGATAATATTTTCATTCTAGCATTTCCAGAAATATCTACATTTTTTAACTGCATTAATTTATCATTAAGTTCTAATTGTTCCTTACAAACAACAACACTCTCATATAACTTTAATTCGTCTTTATGTTTTTCAGAATATTCAACTATTTCTTTCAATGAAACATAATTATCTTCATCTGTTATATCTGGAAATCTCTTTTTAATTGTAGTTAATCCTGCACCCTTAACCCCAGGTATATTATCTGATTTATCCCCTTCTAATATCCTATAAGTTAAGAAATTTCTGGATGGAATACCATATTCTTCCATCAACGCTTCTTTATCATATATTTTCTTTTTTGTAGGTGAATAAACTTTAATTCTATGATTGATTAATTGAAGAAAATCTTTATCGGTTGATAAAATAGTAATTTTACTTTTATCAAAAACTTGTTTAGATAAATAACCAATAGTATCATCGGCCTCAATATTATCTATTGAGAGTATTGAAACTGGTAATAATTCTAAGTATGCGACAATTCTTTGAAGTTGCATAAGCATATTTTGTCGTTCTTCTTCTGGTGTGTTGAAATCATACGCACGAACAAGTTTCTTCTTAACTCTACGACCTGCCTTATACTCTGGGAATAATTTACGGCGGCGGGTGCTCCCACCCTTGCCATCAAATACTATAATGGCTCGGGTGGGATTAAATAGATGAATCGCGTAACCTATACTTTTTAGAAAACCAACTATTCCCCCAATGTGAGCTCCGTCATCATTGAGAGTTGGCATAACGCTGAATACTCTTATAAAGGTATTCAGACCATCTATAATAAGTACTTTATCATTGAAGTGACCATCATCTAATTTACCGCCTTTTTTCTTAATTTCCTCAAGTATACTAAAATATCGATTATTCATCTCCCTCTACTTCTTCTTTCACGAGTTCAGATTCATCCATATCTTTTATAACATACTTAAGAATAACTTTATCACAAATTCTATCATAAACCTCATCCTTCAAAGAGTTTTCTTTTAATACTTTAAGAAAATCTTTAGATTGAAATTTATATTCTTCACCTGCAACATCGGTATATGTATACCATGCACCTGCTAACTTTACCAACTTATGTTGTTTCATTACTTCTAACCAAGAACCTATATCATCAATTCCACTCTCAAAATAAAGTGGAAATTCTGCGTGTCTTAAAGGTGGCCCAAGTCTATTTTTAATTACTTGTGCCAGTATTGTCATTCCCAATACATTCTTTTTAGAATCGAGTATTCTACCTTTATTCTTTAACCGAATACGAGTAGAAGCGTGAAAAGGAAGAGCTTTCCCACCTGAAGTTGTCCAAGGATCTCCGAACATTACTCCAAGTTTCGTTCTTAGTTGATTTGTAAAGACAAGAGCTATTCTTTGACGACCAATCATTTGGGTAATCTTCCTTAAAGCTTTTGATATAATAATCGCTTTGGAAGTTGCCCAACCGTCTTTCTCGAAATCTGCGTCTATCTCTACTTGTGTGGAAGCAGCAGCCAAACTATCAACTAATATTGTAACCAATCTATCCTTTTCAGCCTCTCTCACCTTAAGAACAATCTCCTCGATTGCCTGGAAAATTTCTTCTACAGTTTGTAATTGTAAGTAAAGCATCTGGCCTGTATCTATACCCAATACTTTCAAAAACTCCTCACTAACAGAGTTCTCTGTATCAATATAAACCGCTATTCCGTCTTTCTTTTGAGTTTCTGCAAGTATGTGTGCACCGATTAAAGATTTACCACTTGATTCTAAACCATTGATTTCAGTAATACGGCCTACCGCAATACCACCATGTGGTTTATTAGCAATTGCCAAATCCAACATTGTTGAACCTGTTGATATAAATTCTTTAATATCTGTGGGTGTTGTATCTTGTCCATCCAAGAAATATGCTACTTTCATATCCGTGAATGTTTTGTTTAAACTATCGGCTAATACATTTGCCAATTCGTCTCTAACTGACATATTTTCTCCAATTAGTTTTACTTATCAAAAAGTTCGTTAAAAGCCTCTGAAACATTTTCAACACTCTTTGTAGATTCTGCAACTTGTGTTGCTGTTACAGATTCCGTAGTGTTCTTTTTAGTTTCGCCTTCTTCACGTCCTTCTAACCAATTATTCAGAATTTCCGTAAGTTCATCATAAGTTTTTTCCTGATAAATATCAGTAATATCCTTTTGGGTATCTTCTACCTTTTCAAGAATATTCTTATCTTCACTTATTGGTGTCTGTATTGGTTTAACGCGTATTGCGGTAGATGGAAATGAAGCTCCTGTTTCTTCTGCAGTCTTGAATTCAACTGTAATATCACGACCACTTACTGGGTCTGTAATATCACCGTAATCTGGATCTGAGATAACAGAGAGTATTTCTTGATAAACTGTCTTACCGAAGCCCCAAAACTTTGTACCTTGTGATTCTTCACCACGAACAATCACTGGTGCAAAAGTTCTCATTTTGGCTTCGAGTTTTTTACCAAGTCGATAATCATCACGATTACCTGATGCCTTTAATTTCTGTGCGAACTCCTCAATAGGGTCTGGACGACCAAAACTAATTGGGGATAAATGGGATTTGCCTCCTAAATCGTAATGGAAAAACAATTCAATGAACGGATTATCCTTATTAAATTTATAAGGTACTAATCGTATTTGCTGTGTTCCTGGTTGTGGTTTCCAAAGATTTGAAGTTCTTTGTGTTGATGTTTGTAACTGATTTAAACGTCGCTTGACTTTATCTAAGTCCATTTGTTAATCTCCTATATGTATATTTTAATTGTTATTTTCTATTTGTCAATGGTAATTCGTAATAACGAAGTAACCATATTCACATATAAATATCATATATATTCTTAAAATACATTTATTTTTTTACTATTTTCAATGATTTTTAAAGCATATTCTAAATTAAATCGGCCTGCCTTAGGCGTACCATCAACCTTACCATCCGACTCTCCTAATGGTTTCATCCATAAGAAACCATCACAATTTTTAATCTCTGTATCTAATGTGGGATACTCACCTATTGCTATATTTGTTGGATTGTATATATTTCCAGTATATCCCATTCCATTCCTTGATGTATCTACAATAAAATTCTTACCAATGTATTTACTTATCTCCATACCATATTCTACACACGAATCTGTATCTACAAAGTTACAACAATTCAATGTAAATCCTTCATATGGTATTTTTTTAAACCTTTTTAGTAACGAACATACTTCACTTACTTTCAACCAGTTTGGATGCCCACTATCTATATAAATTTTAGCATTTGTTTTAGTCAATAATTTAAGTGAAGTTTGCATCAACTTTATTCTTTGGTGTGATTTCTTTTTAGTTAATTTAACACCATCACATAAAGCATCTGGTTCGTATATTATTATTGGTGAATGATTTCCAATCCCTTCAATAACCTCATTTATAAATTTTAAATAAGACTCTTCATCTTTTTCTCCACCCATAGAATGTTTTCCACTAATATCTCTATTCGGAATAGAATATATTACAAATACAACTGTTTTATTTTTTGCTCTTTTTAACAACCGTTTAATTCTTGAAGGCACACGTTTCAATTTATGGTATTTATCTCTACCCAACCAAATAGCCATCGGTTGAGAATAGATTTTTCCCAAATCTTCGTATTCTTTAACTAAATTCTGATGTTGTGTGTAATCAGGATAAAATAAATCCGTCAAAATTCCTATAACCTATTCTGTTGTTCCCCATTCTGTAATATTCACTATCTTATAAATTTTTGTTTTTATTCTCACTAAACCCTTTTCATTATTTAATAAAATTGAATTTCTATAATTCTCCCAAGGAACAATATACGTTTTATCTAAAACTCCATCATTTAATTCTCTAATGATATCATTCAATGCATTGATTGTATAAAGTGTGTTAGTTTGTTTCTTTCTATGT